TTTGTAGTCTCTAAGGACTTAATTTGATCATCTAGCTCTTGGTATTGTTTTAGTAATGTTTCATTCATATTTTTATTGTTTATTTTCTACCCCCATATCTGATAGAAATTTTTCTTTATTATTTTTTATGTTTTTCTCTAGCTCTTTTTTATAGCTGAAGGCTTTAGAAGAGGTGACGACATCATAAAGTTTTTGAAAGCCGTCGTCAGGATTAAAGTACTCAGGCAGTGTATTAGTTCTATCTCCAGCGTCAAACCTAACAGACGGCTGAAATGATATTACACGCTTTTGGACATCTTTATTGTTTATCATGAACATATAGCCTATAATATCCATCATAGCCATTAACTCGGCTGACAAGTTAGCATCTAGTTTGGGGGTTTTTTTAATTTGCCCATCATCTTCTTTTTCTTTTACGTGAGCTACGAATATTACATTTTTATCCATATCTCTAAAACTTTTTAGCATTTGCTTCATTTTATCTTTCACGTAGCCCCAGCCCTTCATAGATAATGCATTAGGGTCAGTATTCTGAATATACATTCTGTTTGCCTTAGCAGAGATAATAAGCTTGTCCAGTAATTCATTAACAGGATCAATAATAATAGTTTTATATTCAGGCTTTGATGCTTCTTTATAAAATTCTTGCATATCTGACCACTGTAATACTTCTGCTACTGGTATATTTATTCCACGTGATGACATATAACGATAACCAGCTTCTGCATCACACACTAAGGGGCTACTGGCTGTGGTTGCGAATGTTGACTTTCCAACCTTGGGCTCACCATATAATAGTAAGTTTATAGCAGGTTTATTTTTAATATCACCTGTCATTTTAATTTCCATTTTATTTATTATTATTTTTAAATTAAGACTTTTCTCAATTCAGGATTGTATCCTAGCTCGTCTCTCATTTTTTCTTCCTGTCTTTGGCGCTTCCTTAAAACTTCAGGGTCGGTAGGAGGGTATAAGCCTTTTTCATTTTGAAACTTGGCTCTCCACCTTTTTACATTATCCTCTTTCGGTAGTTTATAAAGATGTAATAACTTTACAGCCAACTCACCGTCTACTTCAATTAATTCATCCCTATAAAACTCAAACCAAATAGAGTTAGTTAGTTTAATGTCAGAGTTTCTAGTATCTGGATACTTTTCTAGGCAGTACTCTACCATTTTTTTGAGAGTCATATATAAATTTATTTATTAACCCATTAGGCAGTTTAACGTGATGCATAGCACGATATTTTAAATGTATCCTTCTTCTTTCAAAATTCTTTTAATAAACTGACCCCTTTCGTGTTTTATAGATTTTCTTGGCAGGTCATACCCAGCTTTTCTAATAGCACTAGATATGTATGTAATTGAGTACACAGACCTACCAAGTTGTTCAGCAATTTCTTCTTTGGTTTTAGTATTCCAAAGCTCAATCACTGTTTTAATGTCTTCTTTAGTGAAATATTTTTTCATAGATTCACCCCCTTTCTATTTATACTTCCCACTCACCAGTCTCAGTATTTTGATAAGCTCCGTGATCTTCAGCCCACTCTAAATCTGATTTAGGAGGCCATACTGATCCAGCTGAAAATGAGTAGTATAAATTTTTAAGCTTATTTAAGTCTGAAATAATACCCTCAATAATTTCATTTTGTTGCTCAATTATTCTAATTATTTCTGGCTGTTGTTCTTTCCAACCCTGATTGAATTTTAGCATAGGATTTTAAAATTAATTTTTTTATTTAACTGTGAGCCTGTTTATTTGGATCAACCAAAGCTGACTTTTAGTTTAAGGGCATCAGCTTCTACCCACTCACTAAACTCATTATAACAAAATTTTATACATATGGCAAAAGAATTTATTTTGGCTTAATTTAGCTAAACACTTTTGAGTTTTCCACAATCATATTTTAATTAATATTTAATTTATTTTTAATTTAAAGATGAAAATTGTAAGGTTGTGGAAAAGTTTATAATTATATTTTAAATGACCTTTATTGTTTATAAGCCAATACCGCCATTATGATTAAGAAGTTAATAATAAACTGTCTAACCGCTTTATTCCTGTCTTGTCGGTAGAAATAATTATAGGTGTATTTATTCATCTTTTTTGTCCTCCACAAACCCTGTTCCGCCACACTCCTCGCAGACTTCCATATCGTAATCATCTGGGCTGGTAGCCATTGGATACATACCAGTCCCATTACATTTACGGCAGGGAACAGAATAGGTTATATCCTCAATTAACATCTCTAATGTCGGAATAAACCCTTCAATCTTTTTGTTGTCGTGATAGTTTTTTAGTTGGAAAAGACAATTTGTAAGCATAGGATTATTTTAGTTATTTAGAATAGCTTTTAGCTATAATTTGTTGGGCTTGAACCCCGCTTATTGTAAGTCCGTGATTTTTTTTAGCTTCTTCAATCACTTTTTCAATCAACTCGGTCATCTCCTTCGGGCTTCTTATCATTTTTGTTTCCATAGATTTGTTTATTGATTATATTATCAGTTTATCATATCGTTAGCAACCTGTCAATAGTTAGTTATCCACAAGTGTAATATTTTTATTTCTTCCTGTTTTATACTTAATCGGTGAGAATAAACTGCTTCTTTTTTTAGATTTGTTTTTAGAACCTAATTTTTAGTTCCATTTTGCCGTTCACAAATTTGTGAACGGGGTAAAACAAAGAGCCGATGGACTTTACATTTTATTATTTAATTTACCAATAGTATTTCTTTACCTATCGTGAGGGATAGGGGGTTGATTCTAATCTTTTGTTAATAATGTCTATGTATTCAGGTGATATTTCTATTCCGATGTAATTGCGATTATTTTTCTTTGCCATTTTAAGTGTTGTGCCACTTCCTGCCATTGGGTCTAGGATTATATCTCCTTCATTACTCCAAGAGAGTATATGTCTTTCTGCTAACAAATCTGGAAATGTTGCTGGATGTTTGAAAGCTATTTTATCTGGTGTCCCCTTCATATATCCAGTATTTAATTTCCAAACATTATCCATTTTTCTAGTATCTTTTCCTACTTCATATTTTAATTTTTCTGTTATACCATCTCTATTTCTTTGAGAAGATGTTTTATTGGTTTTATTTCTCCATCTTGGGTCTGTATCACATCTTTGTATGTTATAAGTTTTTGGTTTACCTTTTGAAAAAACAAACATATATTCAAATTGCTGATAATATCTATTTACTGGAGGAAATGGATAACTATTTTTCTGATATATCATAGTATCGTGAACGTTAAAACCTAATTCCTTAAAATAAATAGCTTGTCTAAATGAAGTTAAAGTTTCACTCCCATTTTTATCATAACTGTCTCCTACTACCCAAACACACACACCACCATCTTTTAATACTCGGTATATTTCTTTAGCAATTCCTTCAAAGTTAAAAGTATATCCTTTGTAATCTCGCAAGTTGTCATAGGGTGGAGAAGTCAAAATCATATCAATACTCTTATCTTCTATTCCTTTCATCACTTCTAAACAATCTCCTTGATAACATACATTAGTTTCCATACATTTATTATTTAATTTACCAATAGTGAAACTTATTAATCTTCTTTTTCATTTTTGATGTCATATTTTATAAACTTATTTCTCCGTCTTTTAGTGGTCTAAAATGCCATTGTCCGCCAAAAGCTGATTTGATTATAATTTCACTGTTATCATCCTTAACATAAATCCCATTAAGGATTATTCCAGCCGAGTCGGGGACTAAACGGAAGTCTTTAAGTTGTGGGTCTCTTAATTTTTTCATATCCATTTAATTATCGGGTCACCAACAAATCCTTTTTGCCACACAAACCAAGCATAACAAATAGCACTTGCTTTATACTTTTTAAAATCACCATTCATTGCACAAGTTATTCTACCAGAAAAAACATATACACATCGGGGGGGGTATTTCAAAAATATTTTTTTTCTTGCTTGTCCCTCTAAAAAAGATAATTTTAAAAACATCGCAACTTTTTTTCCGTCTGGAATTATTTTTAAGGCGGTCTCTACAAATCTTTGAGCATACTTATAGGGCGGATTGGTAATTATGTCTCCGTCCCATTTATCTTCTAATAAAAAATCAACTCCGCTTTCGCCATATCCTCTATCAATCAAATCACTTGCTCGTCCTAATAATCCACGTTCATTTAATATTTTTGCCAAATGTCCCTCGCCACAAGCACATTCCCAAACATTATCAAAAGTTTCTTTCTCCAATAATAATTCCATTGCTCTTGGATCGGTGGCATAATAATCATTTACTTGTCTTTCTTTTAAACTATGATTACTTGCTCCAAGAGAAACAAAGGTCGTTTTTTTGTTGCCTGTCCAATCTTTCATAATAATGTCTCCTGTCTTAAATTTGCGTTTTTAAGCCCTTTATTTTTTAAAATGGTATAATCAGCCACTTGACTGTCTATCGCCTCTTATACAAAAGAAATCCCTCGGTAGAATTGCTCTTAATAAACAAATGCTATACCTAAATACGGCCCAAAATGCTATTTTGTGCTTTTTTAGCCTCTTTGTAGCCATTTTCGTCTTTTCTGTAAAAAAACTCGTCAATATAGGATTTTGCCGATTCGTGGGCGTCATTAAGAGATAACTCATCGCTCGTGTAAATATCCCTGTCTATTTTTCTTCTTGAATATTTATGGGGTAGTTTAATTACTATCCGCCAGTTGTAGGATATTTTTTCTATTGAGTATTCTTCCTAATCAAAAATAGACTCTGGCTTTCTGGATTCTTTCAACTTTTGTAAATGTTCTTTTTTCATAATAATATTTGTTGTTTAGTATTTATTGGCTCTATTTTTTCTGTGGGGGCTATTTCTGCCCTCTGACAAGGCGTGAAAGCCCGCACATATCCCTTTTCGTTATACAGAGTAGTGATATACCCGTCCTCACATAGCTCCCTACATTTTTTTTCACTTGTAGATTGCTTGTATCCGCCTTTGGCGGCCAACTCGTGAATTATGTCCAGGGGGCAATATTGCCTTAACCTGACTTCTTCAAGGATTTGGTTTTTAAGTGATTGTTTCATAGATTTGTTGGGCTATTAATTCTTGATTGTTTTGTTCTCGTTTAAATCTCATATAGTTTAGCCACTCATCTGAAGCCACCAAAATCTTTTTTCCAGTCTTGAAAGACATCCTCTCAATTCTAAACTCTCCGGTCTTATTGCCGAAGCTGTCAACCTCAGCTTTCTTTGACTCTTTGTAGTCAACTTCCTCAATTAGCTTAGAGGGAATTGCCTTCATATTCGGGTCAAGCCCGAACCTTTCCAATACCTCTAACTTCTCCCAGCCGAAGCAGTCGTTTTTTATGTAGCCCTTTTCAATCAACAGTCCCTCGCAGTAGTCTCCTATTGTATATCCTCGTTTTTTACATTCGGCTAAAATGTCTTTTAATGATTTCATAATTAGTTTAATAATTTATTGCTTATTGGATTTTCCGATAATACTTCATCCCTGGCTACCTCTGGATAATACTGTGGGTCAATTCGGCAGTCAGGGTTAGAGGCTAAATACCAAGTGCCAAACTTTTTAACAATTTTTGTCCCGTCTCTTAAATAGCCCTCGTTTATAGCATATAAATCTTTTTTAATTGTTCCCTCTGGTAAAATACTTTCTACCGAACTTAAATTTATAAATCCGTTAAGAGATGGGACAAATACCAATCCAGATTTGCTTTTAATGTTTTTTACTTCTTCATCTGTGATATTTAAAATATCACCAGACATTAATTTTAATCTCATAAGGATTGTATTTTATTATTGTTTTGTCTGTCGTGATAAACTTTTAGGTCTGCCAATTTATTCCAAAGCTGATAAGGAGTAGTTATTGTCGGGGCGTATTTTTCACCTTGAACTGAAATGGCATATTGAGCCAGCTTTTTAGCTCCCTCTAATCCTAATTTTTTAATTAAATCCTGACACGCTTTTCTAATTGTTTTGTTTCCCCAGTTTAGGGTTGGATTGATTTTATAGAAAATATCCATTACCTCTTTAACCCCACCGTCATTAGACGGTGCTGTATTAATTAATTCTTTATTTACTTTACTTTCCTTTACTTTACTTTCCTTTACTTTACTTTGCGGATTTCCGACTCCTGAAACCACTATTTCGGCGTCGGAAATTGGCTTTTCCGGTGCGGAAACCACTCTTTTAGCATAAACAGCGTTTAAATTGTCTACAAAATTTTGACACCAGACAATTCTTTTTTCCCACAATTTTTGGTCTATTGCTCCAAGTTCAGCTAGCAAATTCATAATGTCAAACATTTCCGTGTCGGAAATCATGGTTTTAGCGGAGAAAAAGATACAATATGATTTATCATTAAAATCAAGAGTATGACCATTATGGCTTCCTAGTTCTTCTAATAATTTAAACCAAAAACAGTAGCCCTTTTGTTGGTATTTTTGCTCTAAAATATAAATTGTTTTTCCGTGCTTACAGTAGTGAGGGAAAAAATCAACTGTTTGTTTTTTTGGTCTTGACATAAGCTAAAAATCAAAAAGCCCACTACTACTTACAAGGCAACACCGCTAAGTGACACACCTTTTGGGTAGTAGTGGACTCTCTGATTTTTATTTTTAGCGGTGTTTTGGTGTGTCATAAATTCCTTTACAAGCTTATTATAAATTAAATTTAAAAAAATTACAAAACCTTAAAGCTGTAAAAATTGTGGAAAACTTTTTTTGCTTTTTTTTCTTTTTTAGTTTATAATAAAAAAAAGCTTGTCAAATGGATAGGAGGAATTTCCAAAAGGAGTTCGGATGCAAGGATGGTAAT